CACAAACAAACAAAAGAGAGAGAAGGCGAGTAAATGGAAGGCAAAAAACTGTTAGACACACTCTCAAAAATTGAGGGTGGAGAGTTATACGATATCTTTAATTTATTGCCCGATAGCGTGGGCGGTGAAGCGTGGTTATTAGAGATTCAATACACCGCTCAACGAGTAGGCGAGTACATCCAATCAGATGAGGATTATTCCTTAGATGATTTAAGGGATCTAGGTTTTGAGTATGCCAACGGACAATGCGAAGATTATTACTTTAACATCAACGCAGAGGTTCAATCCCTAAGTTTATGGGGATTAGATGAGGTCAGCGATTTAGTGGCTGAGTTAAACGAAGGCAGACCTTACCCAACATTCACCGAGTTAAATGCTCAATACCTATTCGCTGGTAAGCGTATGGTTTGGGATGCAATAGTGGATCAGATGTTCACCAATACAGAGGAAATGGCGGTGGCGTAATGAGATCACCTACATATTACAGAGTACGAACGCTGGCGAGGGTGGCCTTCTGGTTAGCTGTGCTGGCTGGATTTTATCTAATCGCCACCCAAATCTGGTGGACGGGTGGCGGGTATTGCTTCGGCACAGTAGAGGAGTGCGGAATATGAGAGAGTTAGAGCAATTCTTAAATGTAGAAGCGGAATGGGTAATGGATAGGCTTGTTAACTCTCCACTTGATAGTGAGGATCGTATTTATTATCAAGGCAGAGTAGACCAGCTCGCACAAGTGAGAAGGTTTTTAGGTCAGCCTCAGATTATGAGGGAGAGAGAGGGCGCAAAGTGATAACTAAAAAAACACAAGAAGATCTAATAAAGTTAAGCGATAGTTATGCTCATTATTACGAGTACATAGAGGGAGAAGATACTGTTAATGGTCAAACTCTAGGCATAATCCGTGATCTCTGGAACTTGGAGCCTTCAGAGTTTGCAGATGTAGATATTCTAAACCTAATTGAGCAAGTGTTAGAAAACTATCACCAATACAACAAACAAGAGAGAGAGAGCGTAAAGTGATTAATTCAGAAAAGGTGTATGAACGCATTAATGAATCTAAAGCTATCGCTTGGGATACCTGCCACAAAATCTATATTTTGATGGATGATGAACAGGTGAGCCTGATGCGGGAGTATGGTTATGACCCACTTATTACCGCCGATCAGATGTCGGTTGATGAGATGTTTAATACTGTTCAAGAGTGGTATGACGATTGTTCTTGCTCCTTGCGCTTTATTGAAGCGGTATCTACCAATAAACAAAACCCTAACGCTGGTTTTGAATCTTTGATAAGCCAGTTTGAGGACTATGAGGAGAGGGAGTCAGTATGAATTGTAATTTATGCGGGTGCGAGGGTGCTTACCTAGCGCACAAGGTAGGGCGCAAGGTGATTACTATATGCGGTGATTGCTGGTATTACGAAGATAAAACAGAGAGAAGGAGAGAGAGAGTATGAAGGCGATACCTGTAATGTGTGGCGATCACTTAGTACCAATAAGCGAGTGTGATTGTCTAAGTTATATGAGGGAGATAGCAAGCTCAGCAGAGAGGCTGATCCAACTAGCGCAAGAGAGAGAGGAGCTAACTAAATGAATAAGTGTCGGAGTTGTAAGCAAGAGGGGCTAATCCTCTCCACAATAAACGCAGATTATTCTTGTGAGTATTGTGGTGAGTGGCAGAACGCTATTCTTAATAGTGTTTGGAATATAACTGGATATAAACTGGAGGAGAGAGTATGAAAACTATCTGCCAATTTTGCGGGTGGGAAGTGAGCAAGCCCGACTGGTATAACGATTATAACGGGAAGTTAATCTGTGATAACTGCCTAATGGATAGCGCAACCGAGAGAGAGAGGGAGAGCGCACTATGAGCTATGGTAAATGTTGGGTGTGTGGTTGTGTGATGAGTGGCAATAGCCAGACAATAGAGAGCAAGGTTATGTGTGATAGGTGTGGTTGGGTATCATCTAAGGATGGGAGTTATTGATGAGTGAGCCACGCTACTTAATGGGAGATGAGTATGCCTTGAACGGGGCTGAGCTGGATATTGTTAAGTGTAAGGAGTGCGCGAGTGAGTATGACTACGCTCAATACCACTCTTACACCTGCTCAGATTGTGAAGATAAGATGATAGCGAGAGAGAGGGAGCGAGTGAATGGGTAATATCGTGGAGTTATTTACTGATCGTGAGAGAAGGATTACCTTCTATGAGGTGTCGGACAGCCAAGATATAGCCATATGGGGCGGAGAGAGTCCGTCAGAGGCCTTAAAGTGGTATCGCAATAGCCCTAATGGGAGCAAAATCAGGGTATCTGAGTGGCTTACGACTGAAGATGATGCAACACTTGTGGTAGAGGGAGTGGAGATAACCCCGCTAGTCCTTGCTACAATAGCTGACTGTATGGAGAGATGGAGTAAATGAAGAATACGCATAGGTTAAAATCAGCAAGTAATAGGGCTGTCTATCAGCGCAATTATCGCAGAGCAAGGGATCGGGCATTGGCTAGGTTAGCTAACGCTTTCCCTGATATCTATCGTGCCTACTTGGAAGAGGAGAAAATATCTGATGAACAAATGGGCAAGAAATGGCTTGATCTTGACGGTAACACTAAGTCTACTAACAGTAGGTCATAACAGTTTATTTCAACCACCGGTAGGGAGAATCCCTGACGGAGTAATAGAGAATAGGAAGGCAACGCAAGATGAGAAGAGATATAACAGGAAGCTCGCAAAAGACTACGCTTCGGCTGGTTTTGGGTGGCAAGGAAGAGAGTGGAAGTGTCTTGAGTCCCTTTGGACCCGTGAGAGCAGGTTTGACCACCTCGCAAAGAACCAACAAGGATCTAGCGCTTTTGGTATTGCTCAGCTCCTTAGAGAGAAAGATAGAAGACCTGAATACCAAATCCTTAGAGGTCTTAAATACATTTCTAAGCGATACCAATCACCCTGTAAGGCATATAAGTTTTTCCTCAACCGCAACTATTACTAGGAATGTGGTAGAGTAAGAGAGTTAGACTGGTTTTACTCTTTCTTCCAGTCAGCATAGGAGAGCCTCACTACCCTTCCAGTGGGGCTTTCTACTTTTTCCTAATCCAATACTGATCGTTAATAATTAAAGTTTCTATACTGTCCTTATGGTGATCAATAAAGATAAGGATTCCAGGGCGAGGTGTCTTAGTTGGTGGCAGATCTCTTCCCCAAGTGTAATCATCAAAGGCCATAATGCCGCCGGACTTTAGTAAAGGCCAAGACAACATAGCATCCATCAATACATTAGCTGTGGTGTGGTCAGCATCAATATAAATAAAATCAAATGACTCTTTAAAATTATCTATCTGTCTGATTAAGTATGATGTGGTATCACTAACTACAGATACAGTAGGTAGATCCTTTACCTTCTCCTTGTATACCTGATAGACATCGCTGAAGTCCATCTCGGCGTGGTTTTCCTCATCACTTCCCTGCCAAGTATCAACATCAATTAACTTAGAGGTTGGGTTGGTGAGTATGTTATTGCACATCCATACAGTTGCATCTCCTGTGAATACACCAAGCTGTAAGAAGCGAAGGTTAGGTTTATCTTTATACTCTGCAAGATAAGTAGTGAAGTTATCTTCAGCAGTGGACTTAAACCAATTAGGATACTCAGCCATTAGTTGTCCGTACTATAGAAGCCACTACCTCTGAAGGTAATAACTGGTGATGACCACAAGCGAGAGGTGGTTTGTTGGCAACAGGTAGGGATCTCTTCAGGATCAGATAGAGTACGCTCAATAGTTAGCACACCACTACACACATTACATTTATATTCGTAGATCAAAATAGTATTCCATCTTCTAGCTTTAAGAACCCTACTAGTTTAGTACGACTAGCCTTGTTAGCAAACTCAGTAGTAATAGGTAGCCACTTATCCTCCCACTTAGGTTGAGGTATAGTAGATAAATTAAAACCCCAGATACCCTCAGGTGTGGCGTTGATATACCAAGGTGTAAGGGATCTAATACCTGCTGCCATAATTAAACCCTGATACTTGCTCTCTTCAATAAGTAGGTCAGGGTAGTGTGTCTTACGGGACTTCAATTCTATAAACATCTTATGTTCTAAGGATATACAATCCCAGTTATCAAACTCTTCAGACTTCTCTAGATCTGAATAGTAAAACTCTTTAAGATAATCAAGTAGCTCTGGTTCTTTTAACTCTATCCCCAAGGTGTATTACCGCCGAGCTTATCCTGTAATCTACGCAGAGCAGATGTGCATCTGCGATCAGCAGTAGATGTAGCGCACTCTAAGTACTGGCCTATCTGTTGAAGGGTAAGGTTATCGTGGTATCTCATCTGCAATATGGTCTTATCTTCTTGCTCTAACTTTAGAAAACACTTCTTAATATCTATTAGTATTGCTAGGAGATTGCCACCCTCAGCAGGGGTAGATTGCTTACGAGGTGTGCCATCGTTGATCATCTCCTGTGCTTGCTCTAGTACAGTGCCATCAATAACGGATGCAATAACAAAGGGTATTAGTTGAGCGATAGTTGCAGTATCGTAGAAGGCTTCATCGCTTATGTGATAGCCAGCCTTAGATGCTTTCTCTCTACGAGCATACCTCTCAGCTACACGCCTCATCTGATAGGCAATACGCTTCTCATTCTGTTCACGCTTGTTGGGATTCTCTTCGTTTAATAGATCAGTAAACTGTTGACCACGACCTATAGCCCATAGGTAGCACTCTTGTTTAACATCTTCTCTATCAACCCATCCTTTAAACTTACGGACAATAACATTAGCCACACTAGGCACTAAGTCTTTAAAGGTTGGATGTAATTCAGGTGTCATTCGCTTATCACAATCGGTTCTAAATAGTCAGCGAAATATTCAGTCGCTATGAAGTGAACATTGAAGTCGTGTTCTTGGGTATCTGCCCGTGTTAATCCGTAGGTCGGAGGTATGCTACGCAGTAGACGGGCAGGAATAACTAACAGTGCATCTGTATATCTAATAACAATTCTATTGTAAGCATCAGGGTTATCATCTAAAGGTTCAGTCAACCACATACGCTGTAGCTTTTGGTATGGAAACTTAACCTCACTACTGGAATGAGATCTCATCCACTTAACCTCAACGCCACCGATATAGTTAGCATAGCCATTGGGTTTAAGTTTATTAACCAAGTAATCTACAAAGTAATAGCGAGGAGTCTTATAGAACTCCCAACTATTAGCAGTAGCAAGGTAGTCAGCAACTAATTGCTCACGCTTACCATCCTGCCATACTTGTCGTATTGGTTCTGTTGTCATTCACAATCCAGAGTTGGCGTTTCAGGCCAGTTATTATCTAGTACCATCAGTGCGATAGCACTGTAGTTCAGTAGATCTAAGAAGGAATCTCTTAACGATTCATTGTTTGGATTCTTATTACTATCAACTAAGTTATTTATACGGGCGATCTTGTCCCACATACGCACTCTTAACCCATTGATTGGACCACCAGGTGAGCCAGATATATTCTTTGGACCGTAATCGTGGTGCTTAGATAGAAGTAAATTACCTGCTGCATCTAGTACTTCCCACATATCAGCAGCAAACTTATTGTCTACAACCTTATCGGCTTTGGCTTTACTTGGAGAGTCCCAGTTTCGTAGTCTATCAAAACCACTTCCAGTCCCAATTCCGTTAACCAGACGGCGAGTTCCGTCAGCTCTGAGTTCTTCATACATTTGGCACTCCAATTACTCGTCTAGTTTCTTCAATTCCCTTGGCTAAGTATAGGTCATTAAGATCTAAACCAGGTGGCAACGACACGATAGTTGAGTTCATTACCTCTGATGCTACTCTTCTAGAAAACTCTGCTCCTGGATTAGAACCATCCTCTTTAATATCATTATCACCAATAATAAATACCTGTCCATAACCTGAAAACATCTTAGTAAAGTGTGGCTTCCAAGCTGCTACTCCAGGTACACCAACTGCTGGTAATCCCAGTACTGATGAAGAGATGATGGTATCTAACTCACCTTCACAGATAGCCACATACTCAGATGAAAGTATTAGATCAGATACATTATAGAGATGACCCTTCTGCCCAGTAGGTGCTCCATACTTAGGCTTGCCATCATCTAATCTTCTGAACTTAAAGCCTACGCATATACCCATCACTGTTAGATAAGGTATAGATAACCAACCCTTATGATGACTATGCTCCGGTAGGAAATCTCCTACAGTTCCAAGCATATGTGCATCAGCTATCTCCTTAGAGATTCCACGATCTGCGAGAAACTTTATTGCTTCCTCGCTTAGATCCTTGTTGTATTGAGTGGCCGCTTCCAGCGATGATTTCAATTGCACGGGCGAGAGCATCTTTAAACTCCAAATTCTCTTTGATACTGACAATGTTTACTGCGTTGCCACCCTTACCGCAGGTATGACAATACATAAGATTCTCGTAGGTATTTAGTACTGCTGACCTACGACTATCGTTATGCAAACAACACTTAACTGATACTGCTCTACCTTCTCTTACCTCACCGCCATAATGGGCGATGATCAATCCTATGGGGATTGTATTTGCATCAGTGGAACCTTTGTACCTTCTCTTCTTGTCCACCCTGGACCAGTCTTGTGCTGACAAGAGCAATCTCCTTTACATTCTTTATGTAGAACCTCAGACCTATTGTAATTGTCTTTGAGATTTTCCTGCCCTGCTGACCTACAACTTAGACAAATCATTTGTTTATTCCTTAAACTTTGCTAGATATGTTCCAGTTTCCTTACCAACTATACACTCCGTTAAACCTTCAAAGGTTTCCCAGACTTTAATATTATCCCAGTCATCTACGATATGTGTCTCGTGGACGTTCCCAAACCATTCACCTTGTGGGTAATGGATAATAGGTACTGAGATAATTCCATACTTGCATCCTTGACTGGCTACCTTCCATACAGATATAGCTTCCTCCTTAGTCATATGCTCAAGCACATCACCAAAGATAATGAGATCAGCCTGCAGGCTATTGTACTTTCTAATATCTTCTAGCCATACCTCATCATATAACTCTTTTAACTTATAGGTTTCTATATAATCCTTGAAGATTTCTACACCAATAAAACGAGATTGCACATAAGGCTTTAATAAATTTGCATAAGTTCCAGCACCAGCACCTACATCTATAATTATTTTAGGCTGTAGTTGTTTGACTTTATCAATAACCCACTGTTGGTTTTCAGGATTACTCCAAGGCATCCTTCTCCTCCAACCACTGTGTTAGATCCTGTATTACCCAAGCCTTATCTATTCCTGCGTTCCTTCTTTTGAATAGTACATAAGAAAAAGGCCTATCAATACCACGATGCTTAGCATAATTAGTAGCCTCTGTTTGCGCTTCATCCCAGAACTCCTTTAGATTTAAAGTCTTAGTATTCTTTAACTCAAAGATGTAGGTTTCACCGGCAACCATAACTACTAGATCTCCCTCATCCTCTGCTCCTGATAAGCGCAAGCGTTCAGCTACTGCGCCCATCTTTCTAAACCATTTCATTGCATCAACCTCAAACTGAGCACCTTTAGTCTTGTTATACTTGGCTGACATTTAGACCAGCATCCCTTCTATACATCTGACCTAGTGCATCAGCATCAGATATCTGACAGACACTATAGTTAACAAACAAACCAGTATGGTCTGAACCATCTGCTGTATGTGGACCAAACCTGTTCTTAACTGCTGCTACTTTAAGTATATTATTTAATGGATCAAAACCTAAAGTAAGTATCAGTGCTGGTAGTTGAGATACCTTACCGTGAATAGCCCTACGAGCAGGCGGTAATGTGGTCTTGCCATACTCTGATTGCTCAGAGACGTGGTGTAGTACCATCACACAGGCTTCAGTCTTGCGAGCCATATCGTGGAACTCCACCATAATAGCTCGCAGACCTGCCCATTCATTATCTGACTCGGCAACCACATTCATCAGGTTATCTATAACAATCAACTCTGGTGGTATTCCATACAGTTCAACATAAGCCTTAACCTCTAACTCAATATCATCTAGTGATGGTGATGAGTCAAAGACAAACTGTATGTTCTCCATATCGGAAAGATACTTATCGTAATAGTGACGGCTATTATTTAGATTAGCTTCCACCAGTAGTTGACTGTGTCCTGATAGGTGAGAGGCTGCTCTCATCATCACAGTTGGTGTATCAGTATCGGCTGAGAAAAACAAGGTTGGAACTTTTGCTTTAACTGCATAGATAAGAGCAAACATACTCTTACCAGCATTAGGTGCAGCAGCAACCATACATACCTGACCTCTACGGAACTTGATCTGCTTCTTAGCAAGATCTTTCCATACGTCAGGTAGTGGTGTTGCATTGGTATTGCTACCACGCCACGCCCTAGTAAGATTTAGCAACGTATTCCTCTCTCGGTAGAACTATTCCTCTTTGCCTTCTGATATATTTTCTTTTGGCTGCGGTGATACCACCCCAAGTGCCAAACCGTTCCTTGTTGATTCCCCATTCTGCACACTCTGCAAGGTGGGGACAAATCTTGCAAACGTTTATAGCCTGTTGAGTGTGGACTCTATCTCCATCCTCTACTTCAGGAAAGAAAAACTCCACACCCACTTCGGCACAAGCTGGGTTCTCATAGTTCCAGGGAACCCGCATAACTTATCTAATCCAGACGGTATCGCACTTGTCTGTGGCACCCTTAGGTGCAGCGCACATCCAACCTTTCCAAGGACCCTTCTGTCCTACGCCTGAACGAAACGCCATTGAACCGTGCTTACAATCAGGTGCAGTTGCATCTGTTGCAGAGACAGTTGTTGCGCCTAATGCTTTCTTAGCATAGGCGATTGATCCACCATTTGACTGTGGAGTTGTACCTAATGTGGTACCAGTAGTTGTTACTAGTGTTGCTAGGTCAGCTATTGAAGTTAGAGATGTCTCTAGTTCAGCCTGACTTGTTGCATAAAGATTTACTAGAGTTCCATCAGATAACTTATAGTTAATCTGGAACTTAGTGCTTTCCGGTGCAGCCATTACTTACCTCCAGTATGTTTGACAGATAATCTTATTGATTCCTGTCCCTGTTTTTTTGGTACAAAGCCGAGAAGTTTCTCAACCTCTTCGGCATCTACTGATTCTCTACCACTAATGGTGCTCCAAGTAATGGATACACCACTGTTAGTCTGACCAGTAAATCCTTCTAACGCTGTCTTTAATGAATCTCTTTCATTAGACAGTTCCTTTATCTTTGCATCAAGTTGTAAATATTTCAAAGCGGATGTGTCAACCTCTGGGTTGTCTATGAATATCTCACCCTCTTTGATACGTTCTTTTTTTATACCAACGCATCCCATCTCGCCACTCTCATCAAAGTACTTGCAATAGGATTTGCAGTAACTCTGATCACGCTCAGGCTCTGGTGCATCTGCGCTCTCTTTAATAGCAGCAAGCCAGTTGAGAGCTTCCTCTGCCATCTTTGGATCATATGGTTCGCTATGAACCTTAACATCTCTTTCATCACCATCACGGGCGATGGCTACTAGATTGACAGTTTC